CCAGCGTGCGCGTGCAGTGATTGACCTGATCGGCAGGCCGTATCGCTGGGGTGCAGACGGCACCGACCCGGACGGCGCAATTGACTGCATCAACCTTGTGTTTACGGTGTTGGATCGCCTTGGCCTGGAGAGGCCCCAGCGGCGTCAACAGTGGTACGACGGCAATAAGTATGCAATTGGTCGCGACTTGCTGAGCTGGTGCAACAGGGTAGATCGGCTTGAGTACGATGGTGACGTGCTATTGCTACCGCAAAGTTCAACGGCCTTTGCGGTTTACTGGAGTCGGGGATGCCTCTACATCAACCAGAAGCTGGAAGCGGTGGCATGGTGCCCTATCGACATCTGGCCGACCTGCCGTTACTTCCGTTTGAAAAGCGTTTAATCAGCGAGCTGGGTCTTAGCGAAGAGGAATATAAGGCGTTTGCACGTGAAGTTCGTACCCGTAGTTATGAGCGACCTGCTGAATACGCAGGCGTTCCCGACGTTCAAAACACTTGGTCATTAGGCCTTGCAATCGCCAGCCTTGTCATCGGCTTGGCATCGACTGCGGCATCAATCTTCCTGGCGCCAAAACCACGACAGCCGCAACAAAGCCAAGCGCAGCGCCCGCAGTTCACCTCACAAGATCTTGGCAGTGTCCAGGGCTCGGACATTTTCACGCCGTCCTACGGCTTCAACTCTCTACAGGAGCTTGCTGCTTACGGCAATATCGTTCCAATCGTCTTCACCAAGCGCCAAACAAACTACGACGATCGCGGTGAATTTCAAAGTGGTGGTGTAGTCATTTCACCGACCTTGGTGTGGTCTCGCGTCAAGAGCTGGGGCACCTACCAAATCAGTGAAATCGTTGCGATTGCCGGTCAAGGCCCAATGGCACGCCCTGAGCTGGGCGGCATTTTCCTGGGCAATAACGCGCTCGACAACATTTTCAACGCTTACTTTGACTTCTACTGGAACGGCGGGTACGAAGAGCTCGGGGCGGGCAGTCGCCTTCGGATGTATAACCTGCGCTATGGCGACCTGAGTATTGACGACGGACGCGGCGACGAAGAACAGGCGTTCTATGCACCAATCAAGGGCGCGGCTAATCAACCTGCATTTAGCGGTGCATTTACGCCGTCCAACCAAGTCCGTTTTGGGGTTTACTCCGGTATTGCCAATGGCACGCCTGTTCGCCCTGATTGGGAGGTCATTTCTGTACTTAAAGACTGGGAATATGACCGTAAATTCCGCGCTTTGGCTCAGCAGCTTAAATACGTTGACCTGTATTTACGTCTTAACCACGAATGGGGCGGTGACTACCAGCGCAACGGAATTACAGAGAACGCTGGTATGCCTGGCACTGGCGTCAACTATGCACGTCGCATTGGCGTCATTGAGCATAAAAATGGCTCTACTGGCGCAGTGACTTATGGACCAACTATCACAAAAACTCTCGAACCTTACGACACGGAATCTTGGTCAAATTTAACCCGTGAAGTCGAAGTCAATAAAGGTGATGAGATTGTCATTCTGTTGGGCAAAGGCCGTCAAGATGTTGATCCGTTTGCTGGGGTCGTTGGCACAGACGTTCCCAAGGTTGAGGATGTCAGATCAACTGTCGATGCCGACGTACAACGTGCCGATGCACTAATGGCACTTGGGGCGACCTTCATGATCGGTCGATCTAGCTGGATCGTTATTGACCGTCCCAACAAAACGTATGATCCCGCTGACTCGAGCGACTCCACTTCCGGCTTCCGCATTCGCCTTAAATGTATTGAGGCGTGGAGCAACAATCAGCGCAAAATCGGCTTAGTTGCGGAGGAGGCGATAACAGTTGCCAGGTTCATGCCGTATTCAGACATTGATGAAGCTTTTTATCCAATTCTTCGTTTTGAGCTAGGCAGTTTCCAGAACAACCGCCGCTGCGATGTAACCGAAATCGGCATCAAGTCCCAAGTATGGGCGCGTCTAAACGGCATCACTAACTTCAACACGCTGCTATCACCCTTTGGCGTGGCGCAGCAAAATCGCGGCAACAACAGCCTGCGGTCGGGCAAAATTACGCAATATGTCCAGCGGCTATCAACATTTGCGCTTGATGTTCGACCCACAAACTCTGACGCCGTTCGTGACTACAACCGCAACGAAGGCTGGGTCAACATTGGTCCGTATTTGTTTGGCGTAATTGGCGATTCCCCTGTTGACATCTATTCGTTCATTCGCATAACGCATCCTGGCCGTTCGCAACTTGAGTTCCGCCTGCGTCCGTTCAACAGCGCAGTATTTACACAGCAAAGCGGCGGTACTGAGCTGATCTTCGTTTTGGATGGTGCTCGCACCGGTTACCAAGACTGGACCTTTAACACCTACATGGGCACATTTACGGTGGGTGGCCGTGGGCACTTTGTTCAGCCGCGTGACTACTTCACTCACAGACAGATGGCAGTTGTGCCAGAGCTTGTTGATGATGTTGTTTATGGACGTTGGGTTTCTGACACCAGCACAATCGGCGTCATTCCGGGCAGCATTACCTGCACCGAACCTGGCATTGGTTACAACGTTGGCGACGCCATCAACTTCAACACTCTTAGCAACATCTTTTCGATTGCTTTGGGCATTGATCCTTACTTCGACAACTTGCCAGATGGCTCACGCCGCACGCTGACCGGCTGGGACTACAGCCGCGACGCCTCAGTGCGAACCATCACGATGTCCGTTGAACTGGAGTCATACCAACGAGATATTCCAGGTACAGCCCGCAACAAGTGGTGGCGCATAATTGCAACCGGCGTAACAGGTTTCACTGGCCCTTGGAATAATGGCGACGTATTCACCAAACACGCCCGCAACGCAAACGGCGTTCAATTTGCCTTTAGTTATACCGTTACCACAGGCCTTGTTTACGAAGAGTACGACGAACCGAGATCAGCAACTCGCCTGTTCCAGCAGTACAGCGGTATTGCCGAAGTCTCCCACTACGGCGAACTGATTAGCCGGAGCTGCGACGGCAACCCCGAACACGAGGTTGTCTATGTCAACGAATGCTTGGCTGAGGACAACGTGCCGGAATACCAAAACTGTGCAGTTGCTGGCTTGAAGCTTCGCTCTAGTGACAACTTCCAGCAGCTCGATCAACTCCGCTGCTACATCCAAAGCGGCATTGAAGTGGAACGTCTGATTGATGGCGATACCGGCTCTAGCAACCTCCTGACTGATTTGCTCTGGTACTTGGCAACTGACACCGATACTGGAGCAGGCAGCATCGTCAACAGCGGCTTGGTTGACCGCACCACGCTGACCGAAACCGGGCGTTTCCTTCGCGCAAACAACCTGTTCTATGACGACGCCATTGCAGAGTCGATCAATATCCGTGGCTGGCTAGCTGAGATTGCCCCAAGCGTCCTCTGCTTCATGACGCTGAAAAACGGCAAGTTGGCAATCGAGCCTGCCTTGCCTTACGACAGCAACTACAAGATCGCGCCAGATCAAGCCCTGCAAATCCGGGGCATGTTCACCGACGGCAACATCATTGAAGATTCGCTCAAGCTTGAGTGGATTGACCTTGAGGATCGCAAGCTGTTCCAAGCCGCAATTCTCTACAAGTGGGCAGGCACTAACAAGATGCCCGAGCAGCAAAGCGTTTTGGTCCGCTACGACGAGGCTGGCGCTGCAGATCTACCACTTGAAAACTTCGAGCTGTCCCACATCACTGGTGACATTCACGCCCTTTTGGCTGCTCGCTACTTCCTCGCCGTCCGTAAGCACGTCACTCACAGCGTCACATTCCAAACCCTGCCCTGGGGCTTGTCCCTTGCTCCCGGTGATTACATCCGCGTTGCCACCGAGGTCAGCCCCTATAGCCCAACCAACAACGGCATCGTCAAGGAAGATGGCACGGTCATCTCTGTGACCGACCTGGCCGACGGCAGCTACAACGTTTATTACTGGGACCGCACCCAAACCGAAGTCTTTTCCGGTGTGCTGGAAATCAGTGGCGGCGTGGCGCAGGATCTGAGGGATTCGGTGTTCTCTGTCATCGGCTCGAACGTCAGTTCGCAGGTGTATCAAATCGAAGCGCTCGACGTGAACACTGACGGCATCGTGACGATTAAGGCAAGCAACCACCCAGTAAACTCAAGTGGACAGAGCCTGATCGCCCGCGACGTACTGGACGTGGACGGCAACTTTGAGATCGTTGAGGGGCCAACACTCGAATGAGCTACCCATCCCTGACACCCAGCTCCCGTAATTTCAACGCTGGCGATTACTCCTACAAAACGTTTAAGTCTCAAAACGGCTCGGAGACTCGAATCCTGTACGGCGATAAGCGCACGGGGATGACGCTGGATTTGACCTACGAGAACATTGCCGATACATACGCTGACGATTTCATTACCCACTACGACTCGGTAAAGGGCGGGTTTGAGACATTCACCCTTCCTGAAGAGTTCCGCACGGGCTGGAGCGGAAGCAGCTCTGCGATCGACGCTGCGACCGGCAACAAATGGCGCTACGACTCGCCGCCCGCGATCAGTTCTGTGCGACCCGGAATCAGTAGCGTTACCGTAAAACTGATAGGTGTCCTGTAATGGCGAAGGTCTATACCGGCAAAGACGGACGCCTGCTGATTGATGGTACGGAGCAGATCAAGGTCAGCAACTGGAATTTGACCGGATCGCTTGAGGTTCTAGAAACCACGACACTGGGCGATAACCAGCGCACGTACGCGCCAGGTGTCCAAGAATTCAACGGCAGTGCAAGTCTGATTTATTACAACGACGGCACTGACCGCAACGACGCGGCCACAGCTCTAAAGAAAGTGCTGAAGGTTGATGGCATCACAGATAGCGACACAGTCACCCTCACCTTGAGGCTGGTCGAGGGCAGCACTAATCACGACGTCAAGCTGACTGCCTATATCACCAGCGTCAGCTTCGGTGCGAGTGTTGGTGAGATCAGCAAAGCCGAAATTTCGTTCCAAGCAACCGGTGCTCTGACCTCGGTCACGATCTAATGGGCATTTACCTAGGCAACATCGGCAATGTTGAACTGACCCGCAAGTCGCTTGAGGGTTATAAAGAGTCGATCGTCAACCCGTCCGACGTAAACGCCATTACAAACCGGTTCAGTTTCGACTTTGATGAAGGCCTCCTTATTACAGGTGACCTGATTGAGATCGCCACAACCGATGGCACGGATCTTGATTTTGTCGATGCAAGCGGTTGGGCCGCCGCTTCCGTTCAGACCAGCGGCAACTGGTACGCCTACGTCGACCAGCTAGGCGGCATCAAGCTTTACGACACCTTTGACAACAGCCTTGAGGGCGGATCAACAGGTCTGGTCTCTCTTGTTGCAATTGCGCGGGATATTCCAATTCGGGTGAACATCCGCGACCGCGACTCCCGGATTTTGGGTCGAGTCAGCGAGTACGAGATCAACACATCGCGTGAGGCGGTCGACTTCACGGCTTTAGGCGACCAGTACAGACAGCAGTACAGCAGCCTGATTACCGGAAGCGGCAGCCTTACCGCTGAGTGGGATTACGTCAACGAAACAGGCAAAGAGACGGTCCAGTATTTGATGCAGCTGGTCCTTCGCACGGAAATCGGTTCATCGTTTAGGGGCAAGTTCTATATCAAGTCAGAAGACACGTCAGCAGCATCAGGCTCCTTTGAGTCGACACAGACTGACGATTCCTTGTGGTGGGAGTTCGACGCACTCGTCACCAACAGCGCAACAAGCTTTGCCTCAGGTCGTTTGATCGTCTCAACAATCCAGTTTGTGGCAACTGGTCCGATTCGACTTAGGTCCAACACGATCACGCCTGACTACTTGCTGCAAGAATCAGGCGACAAGATCTCGCTTGAGCAAAACGCCAGCGAATACTTGACGTTAGAAGGCTTAGACTAGCCGCAACCGTAGGCGGCACTAGGGACGTAGGGCATGGCCGATCTAAAGATCACGCAACTAGCGGCCCTTGCCGGCGCCGACTTAGCAGCGGCAGACGAACTCGCTGTTGCGGACATAAGCGCAAGCGAGACCAAGAAGATCACGGTTACCGATTTATTCGGTAATGCCGCCACGCTGATTGCTGACGCCACGATTCCCGGCGCCAAGATCCTGTTTGGCAGTCAGGAGATTGCTGGTACGGCACTTGTCAATGGTGCTGTCGATTCCACGCAGCTAGCCGCTGATTCTGTTACGTCGGCCAAGCTTGCAGACGAGTCGACCGTCAACCTGATCACGACGCTGCCCCTAAACGGTGCGTTCACTGGTCAGCTTGCTCTCGACACTGACGACAACAAGATTTACTGCTGGAACGGCACAAGCTGGGTCAGCATTAAAGCTGCCGGTTCGGTCAATGCAGTTGTCGGCAGCACAACCGGTGCCATCAACATCGTTGTTGCTACTTCTGGCGACACCCGCACCATTAGTGCAACGTTCGACGACACCACTGCAGGCGGTCAGTTCTTGGCTGGCCCTAGCGGGAGTGCCGGTGCCGTTAGCTACCGGACCATTACCGCGGCTGATCTCCCGACCGCAACCACCACCGACAAGGGTGCAGTTGTTGTCAACGGCAATGGCCTGACCCTGAGTGGCAGCACCATTCAGATCGACAACACGGTCACCGCCAATACGACCGAGTACCACCTCACCAAATACGACGCCAACGGTCTGGTCACTGAAGGCCGTCAAATTACCGCTGCTGATCTTCCGGCTGCTGCAACTGGTACGGCTGGCGCTGTGTATCCCGGCAGTGGTCTTGATGTTGGCGCTGGCGGCGAGCTTAACCACAGCAATTCCGCAACGCCCGGTACTTACACCAAGCTGACGATTGACTCTCAAGGTCACGTCACTGGCGGCACGACGCTTGCTGCTGCTGATGTCCCTGACATTCCCGCAACCAAGCTGACCAGCGGCACGCTTCCTGCAGACCGCGTTGGTGCAAGCAGCATTACCGGCGTCAAGCTTGCTGATTCTTCCACTGTTCAATTCGGTGGTTCTGGCTCAACTGCAGGCGTGGTGACCTTCCCGACTGCTGAGTTCAAGGGTCAGTATTTCTGGGATGAGCTGAACGGTGACCTTTACATCTGGTCTGGGTCTGCATGGCTGCCCGTCACGATCACCAGTGGTGAGCTGATTTTTTCTGGAACGTATGACGCCAGCACTAATCAGGTTGATTCCACAACCTCTGCAGGTGCAGCTCTCGGTTTGACGGTTGGCAGCGCACTGCCCGCCGCTTCTGACACCAACAACCGGTACTACTTGGTTGTCAGCACTTCGGGTACTGGTTCGGGTAATGCCCCGGCTGAAGCTCTGGCGCCGCCGGACATGATCCTGAGCAATGGCACGAGCTGGGAACTGATCGACGTTTCCGGTGCTATTGCAGGTCAAACCGCAACCAACATCAGCTTTACGGCTTACGGCGACGTTGCATCAACCAACGTTCAGGCAGCAATTCAGGAGCTTGACGATGAAAAACTTGGCACGGCGCTAACCGATGGTTATGTCTACGTCGGCAACTCAAGCAACGAGGCAACCGGCGTTCAGTTCAGCGGTGATGTAACGCTGGACAATGCAGGCGTTGCAAGCATTGCGGCTGGTGTGATCGTCAACGCTGACATCAGTGCCTCAGCTGCAATTGATTACAGCAAGCTGGCGTCACTGTCGCCTGGGTACGTCGTTGTTGGCAGTGCAACCAATGTGCCAACAGCACGGCAGGTAACGGGTGACGTCACCATTAGCAACACGGGCGTAACCAGCATTGCTGCTGGCGTCATTGTTGATGCGGATGTCAATGCAAGCGCTGCGATTACCGGCACCAAGGTTGCTGCTGGTACGACGAGCACACGCGGCACGCTTCAGCTGACTGATTCGACTAGCAGCACAAGCACCACGACCGCTGCGACTCCTAATTCAGTCAAGACGGCTTACGACCTAGCCAATGCCGCGCTGCCCAAGTCGGGTGGCACGATGACGGGCGCGATCACCTTTGCTGCTGGCCAAACCATTAGCGGTTACGGCTTGCTGGATGGAGCGCAGACCTGGACGAAGGGCCAACGCGGCGAGATCACGGCACTGACCAGTGGTACGACTGTGACCGCTGATTTTGCGGATTCAAATAACTTCAGCCTGACGCTGGACCATAACGCAACGATGGCCAATCCGAGTAACTTGACGGCTGGTCAGTCTGGCGCGATTTGGATTACGCAGGGCACCACAGGTGGAACGATGGCGTTTGGCACCTATTGGAAATTCAGCGGCGGTACTGCACCCACACTGAGTAGCACCAGCGGCCAGGTTGACTGCCTGGTTTATGCGGTTGAATCGAGCACTAGCATTACAGCAACCCTGCTTTCCAACCTGAGCTGACATGTCAATTCCCGGAAGCGCCCTGCCTCTGCTGTTGGCAAGCTCTGCTGGAGCAGCTGGTGGCTACGAGATCGAACGTTCGGTGCGGTTTAACTCAGCCGATAGCGCGTACCTCAACCGCACCCCAGCATCGTCGGGCGATAGACGGACATTTACTATTTCTTGCTGGGTAAAGCGTTCAACGTTGGGAGCTTATCCGGTTATTTTTAGCGGTGGGCAGCAATCTGCAGATGTTGGCTATTTGCAGATGTCATTTGAGAATGACACTTTTCAGGTTTACATAAGTGGTGGCGCCACGTTTACTGACCAAGCAAAATATAGAGACCCTTCGGCTTGGTATTCATTTATTCTTGCTGTAGACACAACTGCCGCCACTGCTTCTGATAGAGTCAAGGCATACGTCAACGGCACCCCTGTAGCCTGGAATAGTCCGCCAACTATTTCGCAAGACTTTTACACGCTAGTTAATAAGGCTGGTGATGTACAGCAAATAGGTGCGGGTAAGAACAGCGTTGGAACTACTAACGTGTTCTATGACGGGTATTTAGCAGACTTTTACCTAATTGACGGTCAAGCGCTAGACCCCACCGACTTCGGTGAGTTTGACGACAACGGCGTGTGGCAGCCGATTGAATACGCTGGAACCTACGGCACCAACGGCTTCCACCTTCCCTTTAACGACAACAGTTCTGCCTCTGCACTTGGCACGGACGACAGCGGCAACGGGAATGATTGGACGGTTAATAATCTCAGTGTCACCGCTGGTATAGGCAACGACTCCCTCCGTGACTCACCCACGAACGGCGACACGGCGAATGACACTGGCGCGGGCGGAGAAATTCCGGGGAACTACTGCACGATGAATCCGCTTGATGCTGACAACCTAACACTCTCGAACGGCAACCTGGGCATTGCGGCCACCGGTGGTTTCGGTATTCCCCGAGCTGGCACGATTGCAGCCTCGAGCGGCAAGTGGTATTGGGAGTTTGAGGTTGTCACTGCTACCACTAGCTTCGGCCCCGGTTGGGGTTTCTCCAGCACAGACAAGTCTGTCTATGCGCTTCAGCGGGCAAATTCAACCAATGTTCGATCAGCTGGGTGTACAGTAAACTCTACTAACCCCGGCAATATAACAAGTGGAACGGTGGGGGTAGCGCTTGATATAGATGCGGGTACCGCTACTATCTACCATAACAATAGCTCTGTTGCTACTGTCTCAGGCATCCCAGCGGGAACTTATACGCTGGCATACACTGCAGACAGCGCTACAGATGTCTCTAACCTAAACGCAGGCCAGCGTGCCTTTACTTACACTGCCCCTAGCGGCTACAAGGCACTCTGCACGGCGAGCCTTCCCGACCCTACAATCGCCATCGGCTCCACCGCGATGGACGTGGTTCTTTATACAGGTAACGGCAGCTCGCAGACGATTTCGGGTTTGGAGTTCTCACCTGATTTGGTGTGGGTCAAGAAGCGATCTGCTAATGGAGACAACGTTATTTATGACTCAGTAAGAGGCGCAACTAACCAGCTTGTGGTTAATGGCGACGATTCAACTGTTGAGGCGCAGGGTCTAACAGCGTTCAATAGTGATGGGTTCAGTGTTGGTAGTTCTGCTACATTAAACGAAAACAGCTCGACGTTCGTTGGTTGGGCATGGGACGAAAACGTTTCTGCAGGGCTTGATATTGTTACCTACACAGGTAACGGAACTTCAGGTAACACTGTTGCACATTCTTTGGGGGTTAAGCCAAGCCTAATAATTGTTAAAAGGCTAGAAAGTTCTAATGACTGGGCTTTGTATCACACCAGTCTAGGCGCCACAAAAGTCATTAAGTTCAACAGTATTAATGGAGCCCAAACAGCGTCAAACCAGTGGAATGACACGGAGCCCACTAGCACTGTCTTCACCTTGGGAGACGGTGGTAATACTAATAGCAATGGTGTTGATTATGTTGCCTACTGCTTCGCCCCCGTGGAGGGCTACAGCGCCTTCGGCAGCTTTGTTTCAAATGGTGCGGCCAATAATGTATTTGTGTTCACCGGTTTCAAACCTAGATTTATACTTTACAAGCGAAGTGATGGCTCCGGCTACTGGGGTCTCAGGGATACTGCCCGTGATACGGAGAATCCAGATACCCTTTACCTTCAGGCTCAGAATAATCTCGCAGAGCAAACAGGTGATGATTTAGACGTTCTGTCTAATGGTTTTAAAGTAAGGAGTTCTAATTTCTCTTCAAGCAACACTTACATTTATTACGCAGTAGCCGAAACCCCCTTCAAGTACGCCCGCGCACGTTGATCGGGCTAACCTAAAACCACGCACCTAGAGCCATGTTCGTCCTCGGCAGTCAAGTCCTGAATCCCAACCGTGGATTCACCCACCCTGAAACGGGCATCCAGTACCCCGCAAACTGGTTGCGCTCCACCACTTTGGCGGAAAAAGAAGCCATCGGAATCCGTGAATTGCCGGATTACCCCCACGGCTCTTGGGATCAAAAGTTTTACTGGGGAAGGGACGACGACGGCGTTCTACTCCCTAAGGATCACGCGCAACTGGTTACGCAGTGGGTCGCTCAAACCCGTCAAACCGCTAATTCCCTGCTGGCCCAGTCGGACTGGATGGTGGTGCGTGAAGCTGACAACGGCACTGCCGTAAGCACCGAGTGGCGTACCTGGCGCGAATCAATTCGGACCAGTGCTGCTGACAAGGTTGCAGCAATTGAAGCAACAGCGGACACTGATGCAATTGCCGCATACATTACTGGCGGCACCTACAACGTCTGGCCTAATGACCCCAATTTTGTTGATCCTGCTGGCGATTCTGTCGCTGACGGGGTGGTCGCTGATGGGGATGGCGCGGATGCAGGATGACTTAGCGCATGAGCAGTTTGACGTCGATAAAGGCTGAAACTGCGCCTGGGTTGC